AAGTTAGCAATTAGAATTTTATCAAATGCTGCGATTACCTCTCCTGCAGCGATTTGTTTTCCTTTTATCTCTATAGGATAAGTAGATTTTAGTTGCACAAAGTATAGTTCTTGTAAACCAAATTCTTTATCCATCTATTTAGTTCCCCATAAAAACAAAACGGAGGAGCTTACCGCCCCTCCGCCATCAAATTTTATTTAATTAACCTTCGTCTGTAACATTAGCACCCTCAGTTAAAGAAGCACCAGTAATAGTAGAAGCATTAGTAGCATAAGCATCTCTCTGATTTGGTCCATTATAATGGTCTAATACAGAAGCTACACCCTTATTAGTACCAGCACCTGTACCTTCAGCACCAAGTGTATACTTAACAAGTTTAATCATGGAGCCGTCTGTAGCTTTCAGACAGTTAACTGTCATAGAGAAAGTAGCGGGATCTCCATCTGCTTCCATTGTAAGAGAAACATCTTCAGCAGAAACTTTTCCCTTTGGAACGATAAACTGAAGAAACTCATCTTTACCAGATTCAAAGTTTCTAGCGAATGTATCACCAGTAATATAATAAGTATTAGCATCAAAATTAGATGTAATATCAATAGTAATACCATTAGAAACAATACCATTTGCACTTATCGTTCCATCAGCTCCAACTTTAACTGCATCAAGCAGATCAAAAGTAACAAAATCCCAAGCAACAGGGGAAGCCTTTGTAGCATCCTCTACTTTTACCGGAGAAGGAGTTGTTTGGCCACTAGTATAAACAAAATAAGTACATTTTGTTTTATCAATAGCATAAGTTCCATCTTTAATAGTAAACTTCCAATAAGCAGTAGATCCACTACCAGTTGCAGTAGTAACCTCGCTGAATTTTAAAGTTTTAAGAACCTCCTGGCTACTACCATTATCCTTCATAGTACCACCAAACATGATACCAAGAGACTTAGCACTAAACAGAGCGTCCTCAAGTGTTAGTTTAATTTCCTTATTTGTATCCCAAGTAAGCAGCTTAACATTACCCTTACCACCTGTGGCATCTACAGTTTCAGCGGACTGCTCAATTGTAGAAACCTTTAAAGAATCAAGGTAAAGAGCGGGAGCAGAAGGTGCGCCCTTAGAGTCTAACTCATAGAACACTACGTCAGCAACTTCTTTAATACCATATTTATCAAGAATACTCGCCATATTAAATAGCCTCCTATAATTCTTTTAGTCTAAATTTTTAATCCAATATTTCGGTTTAACTTTTTTACTATCCGCGCCAGCTAATAAAGCTCGTATATCAACATCATATTCTTCATTCTGTTGATACATAGCTATTAACCACTGTACACACGCATAGCTCATCTCTCCAATATTAAGTGGATTTAAACCAATCCCCATACAACAAATTGCAGCAAGTAAGGTTCCTAAAGTTGGAGCAGTTTTTGCTTTTTTAGAATTGAGAATTTTTTCACGTTCTTTAATCTTCATTTTCCATCGCTTCACCCGTGGATCTTCAATTTCTTCATCCTCTGTTAAAACAATAGGTTTTAATCCTATCGATAAGCGTATTTTGTTTTGAAAATCAAAGAAATTTTCTTCTGTTATTAATCGAGGATTCTCCAAATCAACATCTGGATCTATTTCTTCCTCTTTTTTACCTATGAGTAGCATTTCAATTTCTGGAACTATAGCAACTGATTCATGAATAAATAGCTCAAAGGCATTTTCTATATAGCTTCTCATTTTTTCTTCAGCATAATAATTCATCATTAAATATTGAAATGGAGTAGGAATATGTTTAACAGATTCGTCTTTTAAATAAATCTCATCTAATTCTTCTTGTGTAATTGTAAAAATTGACAAATACACATTAAAATTCTCATTGCCAACAACATCATTTACTTTTGGTGGATAAACCATACAAATATCTTCAAATTTTATTGGGTAGCCAAGAAAAATTTTATCATTAATCATATGAAGTCAGTGTGAACGTTTGTTCATAATCTGAAATTTCTTCAGTTAAAAAGTTCAAATCAAAGTCTCCACCTGTTAATTTTCCTAGCCCCTCAATTTTTTTATCATTTAAAGATTTTTGAATTTCCCCCATAATGGCAAAAGGTCTTAAATTAGTTCCCTTAATTATCCATTGAGTCATTGGCACGAAAGTTTCCACATTAACTATAACACTTTTAAACTCACTATTTGTTACTAAACCACGACCGCGCGAGATACGTATCGCGACTATGGAATGAGCAGTTTCTTTTGGTCCGACACGTGGAACTATTTTAATTAATTTTTCAAATATCTCATTCTGTATTTGTTCTTGGGTCAAATCCTCATGACTCAAAGGATCCTTATCGGTATAGTACAATAGCTTTAACAAGTTTTGATTAGCCATAAGTCTCTTTACTATATATTGCGCGTTTACTCCTATGTCAGAACAATTTCTTACTCCCATTATTCTACACCCCCATTAATCCAAAAGAAGTCATCATCACTATCTCCTTCTTGTTTTTTAGGTGGGGGAGTCAAATCGCGAATATATTGTGGGTCAACAGATACAAATTGAACACCAGGTGTTGATTGTGTATCATAACCAGTAACTACATAGGCTTCTTTAATAGACTCCAATTTTTTACCAGCGTTTACCTCTAAATAATCATCTTTTCTAATGTTTTCATTTAAAGGCATAATAAAGAAACTTAATTTTAAATTCTCCGTATATAAAACTTTACTTCTACTGCGCGATTTTAATTCATCTTTTAGCATATTATCTTCTTGTCCATAAAAATAAGCCCAAGAAGTTTGTAATGTGCCTTGTCTATCTTTCCATGAAAGCATATGCGTCATTTTTAATACAATGTATCTATTATATCCACTAGCTTTCATATCTTCTAAATAATAAATAAGCCATGGTTGTAATTCATTATTTTTATCTGGAATAAAGAGAAGAGTTCCACTCGGCATATCCAAATGAACATTTGTTAGTAAATATTGCATAGTTTTTGTTTCATTTTGTCTCATCGGAGTTAATTCGCCCTCGCACATTTCATCTCCATATTGAAACTTAACATAATAAACTGATTTCATTAACTGTCGTCGAAAATTTTCTTCTCTTTGCCCCTGCATGCGAGATTGAAAATCTATTCCGTATCTATTCAACCTCTTTAAATATACATCTTCATAATATCCCATCTTCTACCTCCTCATATTTAGAAAGTAAAGACATACAATCGAAAATTGTACTTCTAAAATATTCATACCTTAAATATCTTAAAGAAGAGATTTTATGAAACAAAGTATAATAGTTTATGGTTCTTTCTTCCGGTTCAAAACCACTCAATTCAATAAGGATTGAATCTAAGAATTTCTCCCATTCTCTTCCTTTTTCATATTCGCAGAGTAATCCAAATAATTTATTTTTAAGACTATTTGCATAGCCCTCAGCCATACCAGGAATATACTTCATTTTAATTCTCCGCCAATTCTCCATAAGTAAATGGCCGTCCTTTGCGAGAACGATAATAAATTCTCTCTAATTTTAATGCTTTATATTCCTCTCTTTCAAGTAACTGTTTTAGCTTATCTATTAAGTTAGCTTGAGAAAAGTCTCTTTCTACATATAGAGGTTTTACATTTTCCCAAGTAAGAATGGTCCTATTCAACCATTCGCATTTCATGTAAGTTGCAAGAATTTGGATTTCTTCATTAGCGACATTTTTGTCAACAAACTCGTCTCCATCTATTTCTAAGCTAACCCTAGGAAACTTAAAGTAAGGAATAGCAGCATCCAAAAGGGCGCGCCAATCTTCTTCTCTTTCTTCTTCTGTCCAATTTAACCATTCGTCTTCCAACATTTTCGCCAAAAAGGCATCATATACATCATAGACTGAAGCCATTTTATTTCTCCTATTTGGAATCCGCCCTATCTGCTCTATTTAATTCAATAGCCTTCATTATATCAACATTTATATACTGCTGAATAATATCAGACTTATCATAATCCATAATTTCATTAGCAATAGCATATGCAGCTAATTCATTGATCTGTTCAATAGGAAGTTCTTTTATTTTTTGTTTAAACTCAGCTACAGGCATCACTGTTAAATAACGTTTTCTCTGTGCATCATTTAAAGTAATAATATTGACTGGAGCTTTCGCGCCCTCTGGCTCTAGACCCAGAGCAATTTTAACTTCCATATCATCAATTCCAAGGATTCCATTTTTAAATAAATTTTCTACTCCTGGGCTATACATAGCTTCTTCTAACTGCTCAAAAGGAATAACCATTGTGGCGCCCTTTCTTTCCCAAACTCTTCGAAGTCTTAATTCGGGAACAGTTAAAATAACTCTTTGAGAAACTAAACTTACAACTTTTACCTTTTTATCCATTTTTTAATACTCCTTTTAACTCCAATAATAAAGATGGGGAGGGATGTACCCTCCCCCTATTAACTAAATTATACGTTCGGGTACATTTCCTTATAAGTCTGAGTAATACCTTCGTTTTTGTAAATTCCCCAATTATGATAAGCAAGGATGGCTGTTCCAAGCTTTCTATAAGTGTGAATTTCCATTGACTGATCAGCATTAACAAAGTCCCAAATCTGAGTCTGTCCCTCGAATACAACCTTAACAACTCTTTCTCCACCTGTCGGGAGTACATAAGCA